TCGAACTCTGTTTCAAATTCAGCGCCACGGATAATTTTTCCTGAGTCGCCCGTAGGTAACGAGTCCTTAGCTTCAAAGTCTGTGGTCTTAGAGTAGTTCGACATCTGAGGTTCCTATTGCAGAAAATATACGAAAAGAAGAAAAGCCCCCCGAAGGGGGCCAGGTATCATTACTCAGCGATTGCGAGTACGAAACCAGCTTCAGGACGGTATACCTGAACACCGTACAGGCAGTCAGCCGTATACAGAGTTGAGAGGTATTCCTGCTTGTACTGAGTCTGCGAACGTACAGCTTGCTGTTCTGCCATGACGATAGCGTCAGAGTGGAACAGAAGTGCCGCACGAGTATCGACAGAAGAAGCTGTGTTATCAGCCGCCGCTTCGATAGTTCGGCAGTTAGCAGAAACGTAGATGTCTACGCCGTACAAGTTACCGATAAGGCCAGAGTTAACTGCTTGGCCGGTTACGAAGTCAGAAGACACGTATCGGTCAATGCCCATGATGGTGTTGCGAACCGAAGGAGGAATAACAAGCGAACGTCCGTCCATAGGTACGTTGTTGTCATCAAGCTTCTGGATCATGTCACGGAAGAAAGCATCAGTGAACACGTCAGCCGCTACCATAGTGTCGTCGGTGTACTGAGTAGTAGTACCGGCATCATTAAAGAAGCAACCAGTGTGCTGATAGTCAGTAGCCGCTGGGCTAAAGACAACAGTGCCACCATCACCAAAACCAGTACCCGCCGCGTGAAGGTCATTGTCAACCTGCACTGAAAGCGCGTAACCCGCATCTTCAGTGTAGAACTGACGGAGGCTAGAAAGAGCCTGAACTTCTACGATGTCTTCGATAAGACGTGAGTACTCGAAGTGACGATCGATATCGACAGTCAATTCGCTTTCGGTGTTTGCGATGATAGTAACCGCAGTGTCAGCCGCTTTCGCATTCGCATCACCACGAGTGGGCTTAGGAATGTGAAGCTTGTCGCCTTTCTTACCTGACATAGCCAGCTTTTTAACAAGCGGAGCCATCTTCAGGTTCTTTTGGTAAGCGGCAATAATCTCGTCACTCCAGATTTCTGGAATAAACGTAGCCGCCTCTGTCTTCGCGGTATTACCAGCCGCGCCTGGGTAAGTTGCAGTAGCCATGTCAATCTCCTTTCAGATTATTTGACTCGACCCTCTGCGTATGCCTGAAATATTTCATTTGACAGGGCTTGGTAACGCTCGGGGTCTGTTTTCATTAGTTTAATGATGTCGGCCCTGCGATACTGTTTCTTTGCGGTTGACTCTGCACTGCCTCGAGCTTTACCTGTATTAGCCGCCCGTAGTTGTTGCTTACGCACCTGTTTTTCAACATTAACGGTTTGCTGTGCAACCACCTTTCTTTCTTTCCAGAGAGAAAATAGCTCATCAGCCGCGTCAGCATTGTACTGTTGGTCAGCTTCTACAAATAATTGAGTCCTAATCTTTGATGCCCCGATCCACTCTGCAAACTTCGGATCAGCAAGAATTGTTTGCATGTCTGGGTGTTTGTTACCCAAAGCCGCTAACGCCGCCTGCTTTTTGTAGTCTTCAGTGTATTTCTGGGCCTCTTTAATCTTAGGATGGTTATCAATTGCTCTGTTAACAGCTCCTTGAGGATCCGTAAAATAATCAATATCGCTTTCAGGCTCAACATTCTGTTGAGGTGCTGGCGATGGTGTTTGAGTAGTAATGTACTCATCCACTATCTTACGAAGCTCACCGACCTCGTTAGAGTGCCGACTCATCACCTTTTCAACTTCTTGGTGCATCTGAACAACTTCTTTCAGAGATTTACCTCGGTATTGCTCTGGAATATCGTTGTCAGTGTCAGTCTCTACCGAGTCTTGAGTCTGCTCAACGGCATCAGCAGATTCCTCTGCATCAGCCTGCTGAGTCTCTTGGACTTCGTTTTCGATGTTTTCCGCATTCTCCTCTTCAAGGTGCGGATCAATCATCGTTGCTCTAGACATAATTAAACTCCGTTTGGAGATTTACGTTTCCTGCCAGCCTCTTCATGTTCCCGTACCCACTTCATGTGGCGACCTGGAAAGTCCCCACTAGACCCGTCGAGTACGCATTTAGGCGCTGACAGCATTTTAGTAGCAGTCAAGCCACAGTCGCACCTACTGACTGTCTCTCCACTGCGTACCATCTTTTCAAATATACGACCGCAATCACAACGAAAGTCGTATATCTTATACATCTAACTCTTCTTGCCCTTCCGCTTCAGCTTGGTCTCGCGCCGCAGTAATCGTTCCTTCTAGATTAATTACTGTAGCTAGAGCGGCAACCTGGCCTTTGCGATAGAACAACTCCTCCTGATCTTTAACTGTTTGAAGATCCGCTAACTGCCTTGCATTGTTAGCTAGTTCTTCTGTTAACTGCTTAAACCCAGCGTGATTAAACAGTTCGTTGTAATTGTTAAAGTACTCCTCAAGTTCAGGTGTCATAAATTCCCTCTTCTCTTTCGTTGATTATGTGCCTTGTAGCACGGTTTTTAAAAAATGTCAGGCATTTCTCGTAGTTTTTCTACGCTTACCTGATGCTGTTACAGCATGGGCTACACGCTTTGGCCCTGTCTTACGCCTAGCTGATGACTCTTTTTCAGCTTTAGTCATCTTAGCCGCTACTGCTTTTGGGCGACAAGAAGGATAAGGACGATTACTATTAGTAGCCGATCTGCGACCACAAGGCTTACCCGTCTTAACGTCTACCCACTCTTCTTTAAACCACTTAGTCAATCCACCCGAAGGTTTCTTTTTCTTTGGTCTACGAGCGCCACCAGTAGAAACACGTTTAGGCATACGTGCCGCCTCTGCGTTGATACTCTTTAGTTAGCCAGCCAGAAGCATAAGCACTAGGCCAAACTTTGTATTTCTTTTTGGCCTCTGCCTTAACGCGAGCATACAGTGCTTTGTTTTTAGGCACTGGATCAGACTTTTTCTTAGGGCGACTTGCGCCACCCGTCGAGCGCTTACGAGGCATAACTACTTACCCTTTGGCTTTTTCTTTTTGCCTTTACCGCTTGAATGATATGGCATGATAGCCTCCTTACTTTTTGTGGATTTTCTGAACTGCAAAGTCTGCTGACTTAGATGCGCCCTTGTGTGGTTTGTAACCACCCGCAGGATCTTTCATCAACTTATACTCTTTACCGGATTTCATCCAGTGATAGCCTTTTGGTGCTGGAACTTTCATATCATCACCACTTTACTTTGTTAGCCCAATATGCGGCAGAACACTTGCCTTTTGCAATATTCTTTGCATGACGAGCTTTAAAGGATTTACGTCTAGCTTTTTCTTTGGCGGTTTTAGGGTTTTTACCTGCACCGCTTACGCCCTGCTGACCAAAACGAATTGTTTTAATCGAGCCATCTTCGCACTTTGCTACGACAACATGCGATTTAGTGGGATGGTTGGGCGTTCTCTTCGGTTTGTTGTACCCGCTTACGCCTACGCGCTCTAGTCGGGGATCCCTGTTGCTCATTGGTTAAAGCCTCCACCTTGGCCTGGAGTTCCTGCACTTGGCGCGCCAACGGCTCCATTTGGGCGTTGAGCTTGTTGTAAATCATTTGGAGTTCTCTGTCTGTTAACATTCTCTTTTCCTTGGATTTGTTTCTCTTTTAGTAGTGTGTCGGCAATCTTCATACGACGCTCAAACTCTTTGTCTTCTTGATCGCCTTCGCGCAAGTTTCTAGTAACTGCATTGATTTTGTCAATCTCAAGCTCTTGCGGAACAACAGCCGCCTCAGCCGCAAGCTTCTGCGCTCTAGCCGCAGACTCTTGTGCCTGTGCAGATAGGGCCGCAGTTTGTGACTGCTGGAATTGCAACTGTGCTTGTTGCGCTTGCATCTGCATTTGCTGTGCTTGAGGATTAGGTTGCATTGCCTGAGACATTGCCGCCAACAGTTCCTCACGGTTAGAGAGGTTCATGTTGTCTACAACAGACTGAATCAGGGTTGTATAGAGCGGCGACTCTTTACCCATGGTCTGCAACAACTGTACCAACTGAGTCACTTCGTACTCACGAGCAATGATGCCCAGCGTACTACTAGCATTAAACTTGTAGTCAGCAACAGGGTAGTTTTCAGGATCAAACTGCATGTACCGATGTGCGGCCTTCTTAACAAACGGGATCAAGAAAGACTGCTGGAAGTTAATTAGTGTGCGTTTATGTCGTTTAATCAAAGCACCGAGCGACATGCT